TACATTGCCCCGGCTTCAATGTTTAAAAAGATAATGCGGTCAGATTTGGGAAGACCAAAATTTTTGTATAATATTCATGGCTGTTATAGAAAGAAAAAATCACGCTTCACTAATTCAAAGTATTCCCTCATCATTATAGCGGCAAGGTAGTTGCAAACAGTTCGCTACATTTTGGTTGTTTTCTTGACGAAAAGTTACACGGGGTAATGAGTTACGGAAGCCCGTTGGATAAATCAAAAGTTTTACCGTTGGTGCAACCGTCACTTTGGAATGAAATGCTCGAATTAAACCGAATGGCCTTTAACGATTATCTTCCTAAAAATTCAGAAAGTAGATGTATTGCAATATCAATTAAGTTAATCAAAAAGAATGCCCCGCACATAAAATGGATATTATCATTTAGCGATGGCACACAGTGTGGCGATGGTACTATTTATAGAGCAAGTGGCTTTGTTTTGACAAATATAGTAACCAATAAAAATACTTGTAAACTTCCAAGTGGAAGCGTTATTCATAAAATGACATTAGAATCAAGTCCCTTGCAAAAGAGACCTGAATTAAACGGGAAATCATATTATGAACTAACAGAGGGTAAGTATAATTTTGACAAATACGTAAAAGAAGTAAAAGGTTTAATATTGGTAGGTTTCCAACTTCGATACATTTACCTAATAGACAAAACCTGTAAAATAACCGTTCCAATATTACCATTTAGCAAAATAGATGAAATGGGGTCGGGAATGTATAAGGGAGAAAAAAGACAACAACAGGCGCAGGAAGCATAACGGGTAATGCGTTCGTCATTCCAGACGAAAGAAGGGGTTCGAGCCCACCCCTGCGCTCAAATAATTACAGCACAATTACAGCACATGGCAGCGCAGGACATAGAACCGTTCAAATTTCAGGAAGGGCAAAGCGGAAACCCCAACGGGAGGCCGAAGGGGAGCCGTAACCGTTCGACTGTGGCGCGTGAGTGGTTATCGGCAAGTCAGAAGCAAAAGAACCCTATTTCGGGCAAGGATGAAGAATTAACGCAGGAGGATATAATTACTTTGCAACAGATACACAAAGCGCGTAAAGGTGATACAAATGCGTATAAGGCCGTTATGGATTCAGCGTATGGCGCACCAAAGCAGGAGGTTGAACACAGCGGAAGCGAAGAAAACCCCATAAAGTTTACTATTACCAAAACTTATGCACCTGAGCATAAACCAGACGAGGGCGTTTGATTTATTGGAAGATAGACAAACAACCGAGTTGCTTTATGGTGGTGGCGCGGGTGGCGGGAAATCTATGTTAGGTTGCCTGTGGTTAGTAACGGTTTGTTCATCTTACCCTGGTACTCGTTGGTTAATGGGACGTTCAGAATTAAAGAACCTGAAACAAACCACGCTAAAAAGTTTTTTTGAAGTCACATCAACACTCAACCTCAAAGCCGGGGTTGATTTTTCGTATAATCAAGGTAGTAGCGCAATTGTTTTTTCTAATAGTTCAGAGATACTGCTCAAAGACCTTTACGCCTATCCATCAGACCCTAACTTTGATAGTTTAGGTTCTTTGGAGATTACAGGGGCATTTATAGACGAGTGCAATCAAATAACCGAAAAGGCTAAAGCAATTGTAAAGAGCCGTATTCGATATAAATTAGACGAAAACGGTATTATTCCAAAGTTGTTAATGACCTGCAACCCTGCCAAAAATTGGGTATATCAACAGTTTTACAAGCCATTTAAAACAGCATCGTTACCGCACGAAAAGGCTTTTATTCAGTCGTTAGTAACAGATAACCCATTTATTTCAAAGCATTACATTGAGAACTTAAAGGGGTTACCAAAAGAGCAAAGAGAGCGTTTATTGAATGGCAATTGGGAATATGACGATGATCCGTCAGCGTTGATAACTTATGAATCTATCCTGCAACTTTGGCGTAACAATCATTTACCCGAAGGCGAGAAATATATTACCTGCGACGTGGCGCGGTTTGGAAGGGATAAAACCGTTATTGCCGTTTGGAATAATTGGCGGCTGATACGATTAGAAACCTATGTAAAATCCGCAATGGATGAAGTCGTAAGGCACATTAATCGTTTGCGCACTCAATACCAGATACCTACTAACAACTGCGTGGCCGATGAAGATGGAGTAGGCGGCGGGGTTGTGGATTTTGCCAAAATAAAAGGGTTTGTTAATAACTCCTCACCTTTGGGCGTAAAAGACAGTAACGGTGTTTTACAGCCCGATAATTACCGCAACCTAAAAAGCCAGTGCTATTTTCGTTTAGCCGATAGAATCAATAAAGGTGGTGTTTTTATTGAATGCGAATTGCCTACCGACACAAAAGAGCAATTGATAGGGGAATTAGAGCAGGTCAAACAAAAAAATATGGACAAAGACGGCAAACGGGAAGTGATGGGTAAGGATGAAGTAAAAGCCCTTATTGGTCGTTCCCCAGACATTTCAGATGTCATAATGATGAGGGAATACTTTGAATTAGTGAAGCGTGATTTTTTCTTTCTATAACAGCCATGAATATTATACAAAAATTTTGGTCTTCTTTATTCTCGACCGCCCCGCCTAATCAGCAGCTGCAAGTACAGTACGTCAATGGGCAGTTAGTGCTATATAAAACAGGCTCAGACAGCTATATAAATGACGGGTATCTGACCAATGGACAGGTTTACGCTGTTATTGGGTGGATATTGCGTAAAGCAGCCGTAGCACCCTGGTATGTTTACGAGGTCGTGGACGAAAAAGCCTACAAACAATACAAGGCTATAACGTCGGACAATATGACCCCAGCGGCTTTATTTAACGCCCAAATGCTGCAAGCGAAGGCATTGAAGCCCATTGAGGATAGTAAAAATCCTATGCAAAAGATACTTGACCGCCCTAATGAGCAAATGTCCTTCGCGGAGTTTATTCAATTCATTGTAGGTTTTCGGTTGATATTGGGCGAGAGTTTTACGTATAAGATTTCAGGCGTAGGAGATGTGCCTATCGAGATTTACCCAATGCACCCGCAAGATACCGAATTAATTATGGGAAAAAATTATCTATCGGTAGATGGATACGTTTGGACGGGAGGCAATACGCGGCAAACACTCACAAAAGAACAGGTAACACATACCAAGTATTTTAACCCTATCCATTCTACCAATGGCGATAACTTGCGCGGATTGTCACCATTGGCCGCTATGCTTCGCGTGATTCAGGAATCTAACGAATACGGATTACAGGCCATTAAACAGGCTCAAAATTCAGGGCCGGCTCACCTTATATCCTCGGCTTCTACAGCCGCCAATCAAATGGGCTTTGAGGATGGAACAAAGTTAAAAGATGCCCTAAAAACCAAATGGAAGGAATCAAGCAGAGAGCCTTTTGTCACATCGGCGGCAATTGACGTTCATGCCTTGGGGCTTTCACCTGCCGATTTGAAATTGATTGACGGACGTATGTTTACTTTTCGTAGTTTTTGCGATGGTTACGGCATTCCTTCGGAGATATTCAATGATCCGCAAAACAAAACCTACGCTAATAAGAACGAAGCAAAACGTGCAGGAATACTTGACGGAGTAGAGCCTGAACTACGGGCAGTACGGGACATTATTAACAACTCATTCCCTGCCAATAAGGGCAAGAAGTTTGTTGTTGACTACGATATTAGTATGTTACCTGAAATGCAGGAAGACCAAGAAAAGATGGCAGCCGCACTTGAAAAGCAACCCTATGCAACATGGGCAGAAAAACGCAAAGTAATGAAGTGGGGGGATGATGTAAGACCTGAATACGCCACGCTATTGAATGACTACATGATACCGTCAGGGTTAACGCCTTCGACGTATTTAGCGGATTCTTTGGCGAGTCAGGAGGTTGTAAATGATGGGAGTATATAAACTGAAACGATAACCATGAAAATCAAAGGCAACTACCTAAGCGGCGGCATTATTGAGGGAAGTCCCGCTATTGCACCAACTCCCGACGCGATTGAATACATTGCCCCGGCTTCAATGTTTAAAAAGATAATGCGGTCAGATTTGGGAAGACCATTCCATAAAACACCCGAAGCAATCAACCAACTAATCAAAGATTCAGGCGTTGATACTAATCTTATTTCAGACGGTTATCATACGTTCAATGAGTTGTATGAGCATAGAATAGTGCTGTTTGTTGCGCTTTGTAGATTAATGGTCAGGGATTGGCAAAGATTACCTTCTTCTACTGATTTTGATAAGCCTTGGAATAAATGCCCCGTTTGGCGTTCTTTAGCACACTCTGATGGAAGTGTTTGGGATGGTTGGTTTATCTTAGGGATTCATCAAATTGACGGATTTCAGATTACCTATCATTTACCTATGTCAAAATGGGATGAATGTGAATTTGGCTTAACATTAGATTGTGCGCCTAAATACGACGGGCATACAAGTAATGATGTATTAGAACGATTAAAACAGTTATAGATATGACCCCAGTTGATATAGTAGTAACATCTTTTACGAAGGTGATTCAGGAGCGGGATAAGGAAATTCAACAATTGTCTGAAACGATAGCTAAATTAAAGGCAGAGAATAAGGCCTTGAAAGTTGAGGTTGAATCATTGTCAATATTCACTTTAAGGGGTGACGATATACTTGTTTCATCTAAAAGCACATTTCCTCACACACAAAGAGTAAGATTAACCCGTCCAACAGCACAGGAAGTAGAGGACTACTACAACAAATGACCCACTACCAACGCACCCGATACTATAACGATTACGAACGTGAATATAACCGCGCGGAGGTCTTCGCGTATCGTCGTTTTAAAGGTGTTTTAAGCGCACAAATTAAAGCAGTGTTAGTTGCTATTAATCAACGTGGTACAATAGCAACGGAAGCCGATATTACGAATATAATCACCGATACAACACTAAAAAACGCGTTCCTTGAAATATACACCCAAACGGGGCAACGTTTTAAGGATTTTCTTACCCAAAGACTACCAAAACAAAAGAAAGCAAACCCTTTGGCTCTGATAGCAGGGTTCTACTCAGATGCCTTTATCCGTCAGATGCAGGACTATGCTTTGAATGTAGCAGGTTCACATATTACAAGTATTACGGAGACGACACGGAAACAAATCAAAGAAGCAATTGCAGAAGCCAACAGGCTTAATCTGTCAGTACGCGATACAGCAAAGTTAATACGTGAACGTTTGGGGGGTGAAGTATTAAAGAATAGGGCGTTACTGATTGCAAGAACAGAAACCACATCAGCGGCCAATCATAGCCAATACTTAACCGCAAAAACAGCAGCTATCAAGTTAGATAAGGAATGGCTTGTTAGGCGCGACGGTCGTGAGCGTCAATGGCATGGGGCAATGAACGGCAAGGTCGTAGGATTGGATGATAACTTCACCGTACACGGTAAGCCTATGTTATACCCGGGCGACCCGAAGGGAGGGGCTGACAATCTTTGTAATTGCAGATGCACAGTAGCCTACGTGCCCGCTGCCGAAGAGTTGGAGCCTGTTTATACAAGTAGGTCAGTACAAAATACAATACCAACAAATGCAACAATTTACGAAGCAGAAAAGCAAGCGGTTGATTTAGGTCTTGCTTTAGAGGCTAATTATAAAAGCGTGAGTATTGAGGCGGCTAACGTTATAAATAAAACATTAAGCACATTAAAGCAAGATTACGACATTAAAACGATTGATAAAATCAATACTTACATAAAGAAAGATTATATTGGGGGATTTGTACAGGGCAATAAGTTAACTTTTAATGCTCAGAATTTAAGTTTAGAACCAAGGCCATTAATAAGCAATGCCCAAAAGACACTTGAAAAATGGAAGTATGAAAGGGAGATTTACCCTGAAAGATTTATAGGAGACAGCGCAGCGGCAAAAAAGAACCGAAAAGTATATAAACAGTTAGAAGAGTCTGCAAAATACAAATCCTTTATAGTTGGCCCTCAAAACGCATCATCTTTTGAGGCTACAATTACGCACGAGTTTGCGCATTTATTAGAAAACAATATCTTTGATTCTCGAACGGGGGTAATGGTACGGTCAGTAACACATGGAGGGTATGGATATAACGGGGTGCTATTGAATAGAGAAGAACTAACAAAAGATTGGGCAGAAATTTTTCGTTCAACAAAATACAGTAGAGATTTGTCTAAGTACCAAATATCAGAATATGCTATGACAAACGAAAGAGAGTTATTTGCCGAAACTTTTGTTTTGTTTAGATATACTCCAGATGTTTTACCGAAGGCGATTTTTGATTTTCACTCTAAAATATTAAAACTAATCAAAGAAAATGGAAAATAGTAGATGTTATAATTGCAAAAACTACATAGGGGGGTTATCATGTTTAGCCTTTCCCGAAGAAATACCAAACGAAATTTTGTTAGGCGAAAACCCACACGAGCAACCTTTAAAAGGGCAAGAAAACGAAATTGTTTTTGAAGAAAAGCAAAGCGAATACGACACTAATGTTACGTCAATTCCTACGACCTTTTTTAATGCGTGATATACTAACCTTTATTTATAGTCAATAATCCCATCAATAATACTTTTCTCTAAATTGCTCAATGTAGCAACTTCACTATGTACCCTGCTATCCATTACCGGGTCAAAGGCTTTAATCATTAATTTTGAGCCAATCTTAGAACCGCCTTGTGTTGGGCGTATAACGATTATTACTTTAGATAGTAGCGAGAATACGGCAGGTGAATCATAAGGCGATATGGCGGCTCTTTGGGGGCTTGTTGGTACGCCTTTTCTATTTTCCCTTGTGAGTTGATTCCAGTATAAGATACCTGACATTTTTATAATGCCGTTTGTTCGGTCTGTTTCTTCGGGTTCGTACCCCTTTTCAATCAAGTACTCGACCACTTTATCAAAGGATTCATCAAATGAACGACTACTGTCTCTCCAATAAATCTTTTCGGGGTAGTCTCCTTTCAATGCAGCGTAGGGAGCTACACACCCCTGTACAATCCAAGCCGACACGCCAACAAAAAATAAAAGTAAAATCTTTTTCATAGAGTTTTTTTGGGCAAGGTAGCAAAATGCGTGATTCAGCGCAAGGGTTGATTAGTTTGCGGTTAGTTGCTTCAACTCTTTATACCCACGCGCAAAGTACTTTTGTCCCGTCTGTGTGTCTAAAATATGCACTTCGTCGACTTCTCTATGTGCTACACCCCATTCGTTATCTGTTGGGGTTTTGTAGGCGATAGAATCAGAGTCTTCCTCATAAAAACCCCTAACGGCCTCATCTAAAGTGTTAGCCTCTGAATGTAGGTTCTTTAATCCACCATCGGCAGAGTAATCAAACGTTGTAAATACAAGGTATCTTTTCATACTATGTCATTCGGGTCAGCGTAAAACAGGATTTCGTCGGTGGATAATTGGGAGTTATGTAACTCCGCCCCATTTCTTCTCCAAAAACTACCGCCCCTCTCGTTTACAAAATAACCTGTATCAAGTTCGTCTTTGAGCCACAGCAAAAGCGGCTTATAGGTGTCCGGCAACCCATCAACCCTCGGGTCTTTCTTGACCTTGCGCTTTAGGTGTTCAATATCGGCTTGAAGTTTGGTAGCTGCATCATTATGGTATTCGACAGCTACCCCCATACCGCCAATAACTTCACACCTCTCTCGCTCTCTGATATGATGCGTCATTTGTCCTTGTAGTACTTCTATTGCTTCTTTCATTAGGTAAGTCATTTTTTTCTATACATACTACGTTGAAGCCAGCTTTTCTTTAATAAGTACCTTCTATAAATAGGGTTGCTTATACTAGAATTACCTTTGAGTTTATCACGCACATAGGATATTGCGAGCCCATTTTTCAAAGCATAATACTCAATAAACGCTTTTCTACTAAATCGTTGTTTTTTCATTACCCCGAACAGTTTATACAATCCCCCGACTCATCCCGCACACTTCTTTCAAAATCCCCCAATCGCTCTTTAATCTCTAAGATTTCGTCTTCCACTTCGCAGCGGTCGAACAAAGATAGTGCTGTTAAATCCTGACTCTCCAAGTTCTTTAGCTTTACGCGTAGTTCGTGGACTTCGGTTAGTGGTGTCATTTGGTTAGTTTTCGATTGTTGTGATAGGATAAGCTAATGATTGAATTGTGCTTATTGTCGTTAATGAACGTACTAAGTGACAAATCTCCGTGTTTTTCCAAAATCTTCTCAATAATGAAACAGGCGATATAGATTTGCTCTTGGTCTTCTTCGGATAGGTCTATTATTCTCATTGTGTTAGTTGTGTCATAGTGTCAATAAAAATAGTTCATCAGGATAATCGGTTTGAGGTTTATTTCTTCGCCCAAAGAATATATCTGGATGTTCGTCTCTAATTGACAATTTCTTATACGCTTGGTAATTAAAGCCGCCCTTTATATTCATTATGTCCCGCCTTAATTCTGCTCTCATTTGCGCCCTACCTACAAAGCGCATATAACGCCCGTAGAGTTCTGCGGCTTGATTGGTCTTTATCAGTACGGACGCGCCGTTGTAGTGGCAAATATAATCAGGCCACGTAAGACCTTTCCGTCTTACTAATCTCTCCTTGCAATCCTGTAGCGTTTTCATGCCTTGATAAAGTTAGCGATTTTCTTTTTCATTCCTCGACCCCTCCTTTCTCTTCGTAACACAAAGGACTTGCTTCTTTTAGATTAAGTGCGGTTGCATAGGCTTCTTCGTAGCTTGCGTACTCGAAAATAAAGAATCTTTCCTTTAGTTCAAATAAGAGAATGCCGCTTTGTAGAATACCCGAAAGAACATCTAAGTTAGAGGTAATAAAAACCTCTGATTCCTCCTGTTCGCTATCCTTGTTGTCGTATGTCAGTAAATAGACAGTATTACCGGTATCGCTTTCTGATAACCTGTCAATGAATTTAAGTAGGCTATCAAAGGGGTAGAACTGAATAACGGGAATGTCTCCGTCTAATTCTTTGGGTGCGTGGTGTATTTCGTACATGGTTTTATTTCTTTCTTAAAATTCTCAATATCATTAACTGTGTGCGTTTCGCTTCAATTAGTTCGGGATATTGTAAGATTTCCTTTGTGGGGATACTTGCACCTGCCTTAATTAGATGTGAAATATATCCATCTTTCAGGAGGTTGATTCTATTTGCATGATACCCGCGCCCCCACTCTTTTACCTTGTTAAGATTTTTCACCTTCCATCGTTTATTTTGGGCTTTTTTTGCCAACTTATGCGTTACGCTTTTTGCTCTATAATTTTTCTTGGAGGTTTTTACCTTATCGGGATTTGCTAACTTCCACAGTTTTCTCCATGCGGATTTACACTCCCTACAATGACTTGCAAACCCATACTTTCCTTTACCTTTAGAGAAGGACTTGAAATCCTTCTCTATCCCACACTTTGTGCAAATCTTACTCTCCATTGACTTCTAAGAAACCGATTCTATCCGTCCGCTTCGCATACACATTGTACTCCAGTTGTAGCTTTGCGCTTCCCATAATCTTCCCTGCAAGATTGGCGCGTTCCTTTGCATCCCGTAGCGACATCTCTCCTTGTTTCAATTGCTCATAGCAATCAATTAAATCATTTCTCAGTGTTAAAATATTCATTGTTTTATTAATTGGTTTTAGTTTCAACTTTCAAGCCTTGAAAATATGCCCTCCTTTCGGATGGTGTCAGGCGGTTATGTAAATCCTTCCAGTCCATTACAAACTGTAATGAACTTACAATGTCGGTTTCAACGATAGGCATACCTACCAAACGTAAGCCGTCACTCGTTACCAAACCAGGATAAGTAAACTCACCCGCGCCTGATTTTGTAAT